AGACCACTATCTTGCTTGTCAAGTTCTTTTCCCCTGTCAACTCCTAGTTTAGGGAGGTCAAGATAAATCGCATCACCAATGTGAAGTGAAAAATCTCCTGCAATGGTTATTGTTGCTTGAGAAGAAAAGAATTGATTCAGTCTCATAATGGATTGATTTAATATTTGTGAATATTTAAAATTCTCTTCATTCTTTTTTTCAAGTTGTTGCTGATTATCTCCAGAAGCAAGTGTTCCTTTATCAAGTAAGTAATATGTTGTTCTTGAGAACTCTTTATTCGCACCAGGTTGATTAAATTCTGGATTCAATGTAGGTAAATTACTTCCTGCAAGTTTTAAATCTTCTTCATTTCTTTCTGCATTAGGTGTGACTACCTCATAGTATGTGGTAAACGGGTCAAACAAAATAGTTCTCGTGGAGTAAGAACCAATCTGCAGTTTTTTCTGAGCATCAATCAAGTTTCCTTTTTTGAAAGATAAAACATTTGCATCATATCCTTTTGGAACTCCTGTTGTCTCAGTATAGATGAAAGATTTCTTTTTCTCTTGAGAGAATAAACTATCAACTGACTTAAAGTAATATCCATCAGACCTTTCATAGAAAAAATACCCTGCACTTTTTCCTAGTCTCTGACTGGTAGAAGAAACAGACTTTCTTGCTAACCAATTAATCACATAGAATGGTTTCTTATTATTACCAATAAAATTAAAATTGTTTGAAGTATCTTCAATAAACAAATCCTTTTCAGTTTCTAAACCAATAGAATTTTTATCCTCTAATAATTTTTTAACAGTTTCTGAAAGTTTTCCATCATATCTTTTTGTTATTCTAGTCTTTTCATTTAATATAAACTCTCTTGAAACCAAGTCAAGTTGAATAAGACTTCTAGTTGTATCATTATCAATAACTTTTACACTATTGACATATAAAATTAATTCAGGTTTATCTCCTATCTTATTGTCGTTATTATCTTTAAATTTAATTTGAACTTTCTCTTGACCAACTATCGGTAGTCCTTCTACAACACTAGTATTATTAGTCTTCTCATTTTCTACTGCTCCAGTATCAGCAAATGTTATAGTTGCTCTTAAAGAATCACTCAACATACTTTCATAATAAACAAACGATATAATACCCCCTAAAATACTGACAGTATTTCTTGGTGGTTTGTTTGAGATTATATCTACCTGCTCAATAAAAGCAGGGTTTGCTGTCCTGGATTGAGTCATTTTTATTACCTCTTACTTATATTTACCCACTAAAATCAAGGTGTTCAAACGGATCACTAAATCCACTCTTAACCATTACAACAGAAGGACCTGATTGAGGTTGAGCAGGGGGTGGTGCGATGATATTATTTCTATTGATAATGATAGTATCAGATGAGTTATCATCATATGGTGCATAATCACTTATCGCTCTCATTATTCCTTCCTTACCCTTTGCTTCATTGATGGCAAGCAAAAGATTTCTTGCAGGATCAGAACTGTCCTTATCAATAACTATTTCATCTTTGTGAAGGAATGCTCTTGTGTTTCTTGGGATCAGTCCACCCTTTTTATATGCAACGTGAACGTGATCATTATGACCTGCATAATCATTTCCTTCGTGAATAAGTTCAATAGGACTGACACCCTTCATCTTATTCCACTCAGCAATGCCTGCTAAGATTTTAGTTTGATCATCAACTCCAGTTTGTCCTTCTTGTTTGTATCTCTTTGGTCCCCATCCACCGATATCAATAGCACGATATCCTTGTTCTTTGTAGTGAAGCGAATCATCAGTATGAACGTCGTTCACTCCACCGTGTTCTGGGTGCTCAGTAACACCAGAACCCCAACGTAATTGTTTTGAATTCAACCACCTTCCAAGTTCACCTGCTAATTCAGATCCCTTACTTGGGGAAACTGGTTTTTTATTTTTTACATCAACAGGAACTTTTTTATCTACTTTATCTTCTTTCTCAGGTTTGTAAGGTTGACCATCAGTTGATGTTCTAGGTGGAGGTGGGACACTTTCATCTAATGTTGTTGCCTTAGCAGCAGGTACAAAAATTGATCCAATGCCACTCATTAAGTTATCAAACAATCCTTTCTCTTTAGATCCTTTCTCTTTAGATTCTTCAACACCTGTGGCTTTGTCAGCAGCAGACTCACCTATCATAGAACCACCCATACCAGCTAAACTAAGAAGTCCTAAAACTCCAAGACCAGCTAGGGTTGTTGTAGGTTCTGGGATGAATACTGCAGCTGTAGCAGCAGCGATTATACCACCTAAAATGCCTCCAGTAACTCCACTTAATGCTTGGAAATCTGTTTGTCCCTCTGATTTTCTTGCATCATAATTCATTTTACCGAAAACAATATCCAAAGCAGGTCCAATAAATGGAACAAATCTTTTTATAGGACTACCAATACCTCCTTTAACTCTTCCAAAAACTTTTTTAAGAAGAGAAGGATTTTTAGGTGATAACTCTGGTTCTATAACATCACCAGTAATTCTTGGTCCAGATCCAGGAGGAAGAAATTCTCTTGATTTTCTAATAGTGCTTTCAGGAGGAGGAGGAGGAGGAGTCAAATCCTGTGTTACCAATTTCTCTAACTGGAGCACCTTTTTAAAACCTTTGGGACCTTTAACACTTAATTCAGCGTCAATTAATTTATCTGTAGTAGTTTCAAATACTTCTGCAAGATCTTCTAATTTTAAGGTAGAGGGATATAATCCAAAAGGATCTCTTGTTTTTAATTTTTTAATTAAAAATGTTTCAAAAATTTTTTTTGCTTTAGGATTTTCTATAATTTGTCTTTTTAAAAGTTCATCACCTAAAGGTACATTAGTTACTGTTTTCCTTGCTGGTGATAATTTTTTTGTTGGTTTTTTAGTGGGTTCATCTAAATCTCCAGTTAATCTAGAAGGCAAACCAGATTTTATTTTTGGAGTTACTGTTGGAGTTACTGGTGGTTTTCCAGATCCAGTCATTGAACCTATACTTGACTCCACCAAAGACTGTGCTGCAGCACTCCCTTTTAATTTTTTTACTTTTGGTTTTATATTTGTCTCAGAAATTGATCTGACATCACCAGTAACTGCTTTTGAAGTTCCTACTTTCCTCGATTTTTCTCTTAAAATATTTCCTGCCACTCCCGATCTACTTGCACTTTTAATAGGACCTGCTATTTTGCCTGCTTTTACTTTACCTTTTGAAAGAACTGCGACACCAACAGCACCCAATCCAGTCAAAACACCTCTAATTAATCTACCAACCCTAGGTAATTTTGGTAGTTTAGGTGCTTTAGGTTTAGGTGTCTTAGGTGGTTTTCTCTTAAACAGTTGACCAATACCACCTTTACCAGAGATAAGAGTTGCAATAATTATTGCATCAATTGCAAATGAAATCTTATCAATCAAACCATTAAAAATGGTAGCAAATTTATCTCCACCTATATCAGCCAGAGAACCGATTGTAAAATCATATGCTTTGTAACCTATGTCAATGAATGTGGTCAATCCATTTAAGAACTTACCACCAATATCAATGGCAAATTCTGCAGCTGCTGCTAATGCTGTAGCGATACCTCGTAACTTAGGTAGATGTTCTATCAACCTTACTGCAAAAAATCCTAAGATTGTTGTCCCAATAAAGTTTTTAAACCAACCAAGTATTCCTAATTTTTTAACACTTCCAACTTTTACTTTCTTCTTCTCTTCATTCTTTGAAGGTTTTTCTAATCTCTTTTCTTCCTCTTCTCTTTCTTCTTTTACATCTTCAATCTGTTCTTTTCTTATTTCGTTTTTCTTCTTTTTATTCCTATCCTTAAAAAACTTTGTCAATGAGACAGTCTTCTTCGTCACTTTGACAAGTGTAGCATTAGCATCTGCTTGTCTTTCAGAACTGTTTGAATTTGGAAGTAGTTTAGAAGTGTCTAACATTTTCTATTAAACAGGAATTGAGATGCCTAAGAGTTTAACCTTAGATGGTGACATAGGTGGTGCTGGAAGTTCAGGCACTCGTGTCACTGCCTGATCAACTGATGCAATCTGTTGTGTGGTCTCACCATTGATAACTGAAACCTTTGGTTGTCTTTTGATCGGTGGAGGGGGAGCAACAACTCTTGGTTTTGTAATTGTTTTAACATTACTTTCTTTCTGCTCCATGAAGGGAAGCATATTGAATTTGAAAGAACCTCTTTGATCAAAATCAGTTCTCTGACCCGATAATATATCCATGATACCACCAATAACTCTTGTCACTCCCTCAGGTTTTTTGGTGACTGGTGGTGGTGCAGTGACTGAAGTTCCAGTGGT